GCTACCTCCTCGAGTTCTTCGAGGGCTACGAGGGGGCTGAGTTCCGCGTCAAGATATGGGCCACACGAGAGGCCGACGATGGCGTGGCACTGTGCGCTGCGATGAGTGCGCAGCCTATCGTGATCGCCACACGAGACAAAGACTTCCGCATGATCCCCGGCATCCACATCAATTGGATGGATCACAGCCTCGTGACCCTTGAGCCGGGTACGTGGGAACTGGTGGTAGACGACGTGGTGTTCGGTCGTAAGTGGTTCTGGTTGCAGATGCTGCAAGGGGACAGAGCGGACAACATCCCCGGCCTTGAGCGATGGGAAGGTAAGCGCTGCGGTGATGTCACGGCGGCTAACCTGCTGCGCGGGGCCAATGAACTGCTGGCGTACGAGCTAGTCACGACGGCGTACCACATAGAGTACGGCGACACGTGGCTTGACCGATTCTCTGAGCAGGCAGCGCTGCTGTGGATGCGGACAGATGCCGCGTCTGATGTCGGGGACTTCCTCAAGGCTATAATGCCCGAAGATGGGTACCACTACGAGAGCCACGTCGAGGCCGTGGACCGAATCAAACAACGTATCAAGGATGCTTATGCAGAAACTCAAGGCTTCGGAAGTAGCCTCGTACAGAGCGACAAAACTTGAGGAGCAGCAAGGGTGCTGCGCCCTGTGCGGTGACAGGATGACGGCGGCTGATGTCGCCTGCCTCGACCACGACCACAAGACCGGGGCGTGTCGCGGCACCCTGCACCGTGGGTGCAACGCCATGCTCGGGCACATCGAGAACAACCGACCCCGGCATGGCCTGCTTGGTGCCCGCCTTGGCCGCATGCTCCGAGGAGTCGAGGCGTACATCCACGCTGACTACTCACAGCGGCCACTGCACCCAACGCACCGCACCTCAGACGAGAAACGCATCCTCACCAACAAGCGAGCCGTTGCGGCCCGCGCTAAAAAGAAAGCATCAGCATGACCGGACCTAAGATTGGCCTCATCGACATCGAAACCGCACCATTGAACGGGGACTTCTGGGGCCTGTTCGATCAGAACATCAGCCTCAAGCAGCTACGCCTTGAGTGGTCCATCCTATCGTACACGTACAAGCCACTCGGTGGCAAGCGCAGCAGCATCGTGTACTCGGACACACGCGGCGACCCCCGCAACGACAAGGTTATCTGCGATGAGTTGTGGCAGATCATGCACGACAACGACTTCCTGATTGCACAGAACGGCAAGCGCTTCGACATGCGTAAGATCAGGGCACGTATGTTGCTCAACGGTCTGCCCCCTCCGTCGCCAACGCAGTGCATTGATACGCTGATGATGGCCCGTCAGGTCGGTGGCTTCACCAGTAACAAGCTGGAGTGGCTGAGCACGTACCTCTCGACCATCAAGAAGCGAGCGCACAAAGACTTCCCCGGCTTCGAGTTGTGGACTGAGTGCTTGAAGGACAACCCCAAGGCGTGGAACTCCATGCGACTGTACAACATTGACGACGTTACGTCGATGGAGCAGGTGTACATCAAGCTGCGCCCATGGGCCAACGGCCACCCGAACGTCGCCACATACACGGACGACGACACGATGGCGTGCCCGAAGTGCGGCTCGCATGACGTGCTGCAAGACGGCTTCAAGTACACAGGCGTGAGCAAGTACAACCGCTACGTGTGTAGCTCCTGCGGTGGCTGGTCACACGACCGCTACACCGTGAACAGTAAACAGAAGCGGCGCGTGCTGCTTGGCAACTAAGGAAACATGATGAGCAAATTCAAACCGGGCGACATGGTGGTGCAGGTCAGAGACTACGTCGACCGTGGCACGGACCGTACACCAACTGACCTCCCCATAGGCTACGTTACCAAAGTTATCACTGCCACTTACGGCGAGATAAACATTCTGGACTCGGCAGGTGTGTCAAGGCACCGCCAAGAATCTGGGTACGAGTTGCACGTAGCCGGCAGCACCGACACAAAAGATACGAACCCTAAGCAGGCGTACGGTGATGCTAAGGCACAGCTTGCGCTAGTCCCTGACTCGATGCAGTACGCCGCAGCCCTGTGCTTCTTCGAGGGCATGACCAAGTACGGCTCCTACAACTGGCGTGTGTCCGGTGTGCGGGCCAGCACGTACAAGTCGGCAGCAGAGCGCCACCTCAAGAAGTGGTTTAACGGGGAGGATGTAGACCAGACCACCGGCGTGCCGCATCTCAGTAGCGTGTTGGGATGCATCGCTATCATCATCGACGCGGACCTGTGCGGAAAGCTCGAAGATGACCGCCCGCCTAAGTTGAGCCTCGCCGCGATTGAGCAGACCTGTGCAACGATACAGGCCCGCATCCGAGAACTCAACAAGGACATTCACCCGCATCACAACACGGCAAAGGACGTACCATGAGCAACCGCACGACAGCCGATTGTATTTTCTTCGGGTTCTTCCTGTTCATTATCTGGAGTGCCCTCACATGAGCAACCGTGGACATGCACTGGTGGTGGCTACGGCCATCTACGCAGGAACCAAAGACCAACAGATCGTGGACATTGACGATCTGTGCGACAAGCTGCAACACGCCATCAACAAGTCGGTGTTCGGCTGCGACGAGGGCAAGGCAGACCTGTACGCCCAGCTTGCTGAGCGCCTGACTGCCGACACCAAGTTCTCTGTGGCCTGCGACACCGTCGAAGCAGCCATGAACAGCACTGCGCTGTACCTGCCGGGAGGTCTACATGCTCAAGGTTGACAGGACATGGACCTTTGCCAACACCCACGAGGTACATGGAGACGCCGTGATGGCCTCAGTCCGGGCCGCTGGTGAGGCAGCAGTAGCCAGAGCCATCGCTGCTGGGCGCAAGCCTGTGCAGATCGAGGTCATCGTACGTGTTGCACCGGAGGGAAAGAAATGACAAGCATCTGGGAATTGATCAAGCTCGTTGGGAATGTGTACTCCTTTTACGTAGTGTGTGTCTGGATAATGTGGCAGTTCAACATCGTCACACTCGATAATGTAACCAAGAAAGTACGAAGAGAATGATTCTTACGCAGCAGGAGGTAGAGGCTAGGATGTACCAAGGCGGCATCAAGCGTGCCGACACAATGATGACTAAGGCGGAGGAGAACGGTGAGGCAGCGCGTAACCCTTACGCTGCTACCATCATGCGGGACTTCGTTCTCCCTCTTGCTGCGCGTATCGAGGAGGCACTGGCCTCCAAGCGTGCGGGGCGCAGGGCTGGGCATGTGGCCCTGCTGTCCCCCTTACCTACGGACTCGGTGGCGTACCTCACGGTGCGATCCATCCTGAACTCCCTGATGAACTGTCCTGATGGGGCACCCACCCTACGCAAGACGGCCAGCGCCATCGGTGCCTTGGTCCATCAGGAACTTGTGCTCGCACAGATTGAGCACCTTGCGCCCGACCTGTACTTCACCCTCGCCAATGACTTCAACCGCCGCCGCTCGAAGAACGTACGTCACCGCCTGACCGTGTTCAAGATGCAGGCCAAGAAGGCCGGCCTCGAATGGGCTGAGTGGGCAGTCGGTGACCGCGATCAGGTCGGCGTGTTCCTGCTTGAGCAAGCCGAGGAACTGGGGCTGTGCGAGATTGACTCCCCCTTGGTGGCCGATGGTACCAAGTTCCACGGGAAGCGCACCACGCCCCTTGAGGTGCGCCTCACGCCCGACGTGCTGGAGACTATCTCCCGGATCAAGGGATTCGTGGCGATCACCTCCCCGATGTACGGCCCGTGCGTCGAGCCACCCCTCGACTGGACCGGGTTCACGGGTGGTGGTTTCCATACCACAGAAATGCGCCGGGTTCACCCGTACTTCGTCAAGGCGCACGCCACGGCACGAGAGCTTCTCAGAGACCATTCCATGCCCACGGTGTGGAGGTGTGCCAACGCCCTCCAGAAAACCCCGTGGCGGGTCAACCAACGCGTTCTGGACACGGTCAAGGGACTGCACCGGGTTCGTGTGGACGATACCGGGGAGGTGGTCAGCATCAAAGACCTCGACAAGCCAGCCCAGCCCCTGTGGTTGGAGGGTGAGACGGACCCCGAGGCACGCACCCCTGAGCAGGCCACTGAGTTCCTGAACTGGAAGCACCTGATGCGGGATTGGTACACCGCCCGCAAGATTCGCGGCGTGCGCCTAGGCCGGTACCACTCAGCCGTCAACGTGGCGGAGAACATGCGGGACCAGCCCCGGCTGTACTTCGTGTACTTCGCCGATAGCCGTGGCCGACTGTACCCCCTGACGTACGGTGTCAACCCTCAGGGGTCGGACTTACAGAAGTCCCTGCTGCACTTCGCAGACGGTATGCCCCTGCTGGACGACGACGCGAAGAAGTGGTTCTGCATCCAAGGTGCCAACAAGTGGGGCTTCGATAAGGCTCCGCTAGCTGAGCGTGCCGCATGGCATAGCGATAAGGAGGAGCTACTCCTCAGCTTCGCAGACGACCCGCTCAACAACACGGGGTGGGAGGCGGCGGACTGCCC